TTGATTTTTCTTTTTTTACAATCGAGGGTCTAATTAAATGGCTTAACCCAGAATTAAATATAATTGGATCTAACCTATCCCTAACCGTATTTGCACGTGCTATTAAAAAGGCTCAAACGGATGCTGATTATGAATTGAAAAATGCAGTCGATGAATTTCAAGATACGCGTGACCGTGGACAACGTAAAAACTAACTAAATCTACTTTTTAAACAATCCAGTAATAGCAAGGTTTAAGGCAGGAAGCTACAGTACGTGGAGACAAAAAAATAAACTATGTTACAACAACTTTTCAAAAATTCAATTTTAAAGATTCAGGATAAAATTTATTCTTATAAAACGGTACGATTAGAACCGAGTGATTGGATTGAAAAAAACATTTATTTAACCAGTGCAGAAAGTAACTACGCTGGTTTTTTCAGTTTCGATAGGACACCATACACAAGGGAAATTGCCGATAATATGAGTCCTAATTCAGATGTGGAACAGTTCGGTATTATGAAGTGTTCACAAAGTGGATTAACGGCTTTTATAACGGCTTGTATTCCGTGGGTAATATCGCAGCATCCAAGTAATGTAATGTTTATTTCTGGATCAGAAAGTTTGGTGCAAGATACGGTTAGGGATAGGTTAGATCCAATTATATTTAATTCTGGGTTAAGCCATTTAATTAGACCCTCGATTGTAAAAAAGAAAAATCAAAAATCAGGTGACACGGATTTCAAGAAAGAGTTTGCAGGTGGTAGTTTGACCGCTACTACTTACAATCCAAGGGGGTTGAGGTTTTATTCCGTTAAGTATGTTTTTGCCGATGAGTTTGATGATGCACCTCGTGTTGACAAAAAAGAGGGAAGTACTAGAAGCCTTGTAGAGGCTAGGACAAAGTCATTTGATGCTACTAAAAAGATTGCTTGGATAAGTTCTCCAACAGTCAAGGGAATGAGTAATATTGAGGATGTTTTTTTGGATGGTGATCAAAGAAAATGGAATTGGGAGTGTCCACATTGCAAAGAGTACATTCCAATCGAATGGAGGGTTGAAAAAGAAGAGGGAAATTTTGCAGGGATAAAATACAAATTGAACGACCAAAACGAATTGATTGAAGATAGTGTTCATTATGAGTGCCAGAATTGCGGGGGTGAAATACATCAATCACAAAAGTACGCTTTGAATTTATCAGGAAAATGGATTCCAACGACAAAGCCGAAAAGACCAGGAATACGAAGCTATCAATTGAACTCAATTATTTTGCCGCCAGGATTTGTAAGTTGGATAAAATTATGTTATGAATGGTTGGAAGCATGCCCTCCTGATGGACATATTGACGAAGGAAAATTAAAAACTTTTGTAAATACTCAATTGGGCCAAGTTTGGGAAGAAAAAGGAACAACTCCACGAGTTCATGAATTAATGGATAACGTTAGAAGTTATGAAATTGGAACTATCCCGGATGTTACTTGTGCAAATGATGGAAATGGGAAAATAGTTTTAATTACAATGTCATGCGATTTAGGTGGAATTATGGAACCAAATAATGAAGATGTTAGAATTGATTGGGAAATAGTCGCGCATAGCTCAACTGGGGCAACGTATAACATAAATCACGGTTCAATTGGAACATTTAAACGTTCTCGAAAAAGAACTACAAGGGATAAAGAAAACGAATCTAATCGCGATAAATGGACTTATAGCCATGGACAAAATTTCAGTGTTTGGCCGGAATTAAAAAAAATAATTGATAATTCTTTGATTGGACAAAGTGAAGACGCGTATGATATTGATATTACATTAATTGATACTGGTCACTTTACAAGATTAGCTTATGATTTTATTAATAGTATTCAAGATTCATGTGTTTTAGGTATCAAAGGATATGCCGAAGAAGAATATAGGAAGTTAACCAAGGATACGCCAATTATAAGCCGTTCACGTGAAATGGTGGGTAAATTATATCTTTTACAAGTAAATCAATTAAAGGATATTTTGGCATCAAATATGAAGCTTAAAATGGGAATGGATGGATACCAACCGGCGGGGTTTATGAACTTTCCACAACCATCATTAGGTAAGTATAATTTACGTTCTTATTTTTCGCATTACGAGGGTGAGCACCGAACAGAATTAAAAAGAGGCGATACGGTAATTGGGTACGCTTGGAAGAAAAAAAACAGTTCAGTTGAGAATCACTTTTGGGATTGTGCGGTTTACAACATTGCAGCGCGTGAAATTTTCATTGACTTTTTAAGGAGGTCAAATACTAAAAATAGTAAATTGACTTGGGAAGATTATGTATTAATGTTAAGTTGATTTACAATATTTTTAATAATTTTACAAAAAATATTTGTTTATTATAAAATTACTTGTAATTTAGCCAAATGAAATTATAACTGTAATTTATTACTAAACATTAAATTAACCATAAATAATAATAAAATGAAAACAAACTTTAAATTCAAGAACCAATTAATTGCTTTTGCTTATCTGCTGTTAGTAGCTGTGCTTCTTGTCGGATGCCAAAATTCAAAAGAAGATATAAACGAGAAAAAAAGTTTTGACATATCTAAAATGGATTTAGGAATGGCTCTATGGAAAAATAAAATACAAACGTTTGATGGGGATATTAAAAAAGCCGATTCTGCTTATGCGATAGATAAGCGAATATTAATGGATGATATTTATAAAACTGCTGAAAAAGTAGAAAATAAAAAGAATGTTGACGAAAAAGAATGTGGACATATATTCTTTAACAAATATTGTCAATTTTGTAAAGAATATCGTCTTGAAAACGGGGGTTTTTAGCATAGCTACTAACGTTTTGCGGCTTTGTCGTCGTTGTGGTGAATTATTACTAATTTTAAAAAAACAAAATAATGTTTAAATTTATAACCAAACTTTTAAAAAATGACCAAGTGCCACAATGTGACAAAAACGATGTTAGAGAGCGTTGTATTGATTTTTCAACTTGGATTCAAGACAATTATTCGCCAAACAAAAAACAAGGCAGTATTTATCCATTACCTAAAGGAAAGTACAGAAAAGATTTTACCGATGAAATATACACTGTTTCTCAATTGTACGATGTTTTCAATGATCTATAACTACTTGCTAACAGCTATAAATGTATTACAATTATGAAAAACTATCCTAAAACAAAGTTTATACGAATTTCATAAATGCAACATAAAACCTTGCAAAAAATGAAATCATATAACATTGATGTAGGTAAATTTATTCGTGATGCAATAAGTGAGAAAATAAAACGAGAATATAAGGAACTAATTCCAAAACAACCAAAATTTAAAATACCTTTTTAACCATGAAAAAACTATTATTACTATTGCTTTTTACGGCAATTTCAAACGCTCAAATACACATAAAAGACAATCAATCGTTTCATATAGGAATTGGTAACGACGGTGTAGAAATTGAAACATCACGAAATTTATATATTCGTGCCGGATTAAGTATTGACAAAGCTATTGGATGTATAGGCATTAATATTTCAGATGGATACAGTGATCAATGGGTAAATCATTTTGGAATTAGATTGGGTAAACTTTACGCACTTCCAGCAGGTGTATTCGGTTTAGAATATGGAGTTGATAAAAAAATAAATGACAAATTATTTATTGGAGGTCGTATATATCAAGACTGGATAGGAACTGTAAATATTGAAAAAAAAGTTGGTTATGGAATTAGGATTGGATTTTATTTGTAAATGTAAACATAAAAAAAAATGAAAATAGAAAATCTAACTTATATTGAAGTTGAAAATGAGCCTCATTTATGGGCGGTTAAATTAGACGAATGCAAACCAGAAATGAAACCTATTGAAATGAAATTTGTTTTCGTTCATAATGATTTGTCGAATAGTGATATTATTTTTATAGATAATACGCTAACTGATAGAAAGCCAGAAAAAATAATTGATGGTGTTACGGGAGGAATATCTGAAAATTATATTGAAGTTGGTTTTTGGAAAATAAAGTCTTAAAATTTTAAATTTATAAAAATTAAACCACGCTTTTAATCGAGCGTGGTTTTTTTGTTTTTATCATTTTTCAAAATAATAAACAAATTTTAGTAAGTTTGTAAAGAAATAATTTTTAAAAACAAAATAATGAATGATAATTTTTGTACAATTTCGCAATATATAGAAAGTAAGTCATCGTTATTGGCTAAAATACAATCTATTGACAATCTAATTTCGGTAATGGAATTAAAGATTTTGGATGTGTCAGAATCGGCGGCTTATGACGAATATCAGATGGACGATGGACAAATGAAAGTACGAACAAAGTATCGAAGCGTAAAGGACGTTATGGCTGGTATAACTGGATTGGAACAGTTAAAACAACGATATGTAAACCGATACAACGGGCGAATAACTGTACTTCGAGGTGGTAATTTATGTTAATCAAAAAAACAACTAACTAAAAAATAAAATAATGGCTTGGTACGATTTTTTAAAATTTAATAAACAAGAGGAAAGTATTACTGAAATAGAAAGTTTTATCGATACATCCCAAAGCAATTACGGAAATGGAACAACTTACGGGACTTATTATCCAATTGTAAATAAAAATTGGGATGGTGAAAAAACTTTGGGCGAGCTTGGAATTATTGTAAATAATATTCCTGATTACGAAAGGTTGAGGTTACGTTCTTTGGATGCTTACGTAAAAAGCGATACGATTAAAATTATTGCAAAGAAAAAATTTGATTGGGTTGTGGGTTCAGGATTAAAATTACAATGTGAGCCAAATGTAACCGTTTTAGAAAGTGAGGGAATCAGTTTTGATAATGCGAAGTTTCAAAAATTAGTTGAGGCCCGTTTTATGGTTTATGCTAATTCAAAAAATTGCGATCATTCTAAAATGCAAAATTTACACCAAATCGCGTATGAGGCTTACAAAGGAAAATATCTAGCTGGTGACTTTCTTTGTATTGCAAGATTTAACGATTTTGGGCCAACTATTCAAATTATTGCAGCCGAACATATCAAAACACCAATGATAGGAAATAAGCTTTTAGAAGAAGCGAAAACACGTGGAAATTACGTTGAACACGGAATTGAATTTAATGACAAAGGCGAGCATGTTGCATATTTCGTTTGTACAAAAAGCGAAAAGTCATATTTGGGAGATTTCGAAAGAATTGAAGCAATTGGAGTAAATTCTGGCAGAAAATTAGCATGGTTAGTTTATGGTGAAAAAATATCTAGTGACCATAAAAGGTCGGTTCCTGAAATATCTCAAATTTTAGAAAAGGCGAATAAATTGGATAGGTATACCGAGGCCGCCGTGGGAAAAGCGGAACAAGCCGCAAAGATTTTAAATGCAATTACCCATCAAGATTACTCAACTGGTGAGAATCCTTTGGATGATTTGGTTAAAAGAAAATTGAAGGTAAAAGGCGACGGGGCCGAAGTTGATAATTATGTTTTAGGTGACGGTTTGGCAAATAGAATAACAGAAACTACTTCAAACATGACAATCAATATGCCTCCAGGTTCAAAATTAGAATCATTTGGAACAGATATTGAAAGCGATTATGCGGGTTTTGAAAGTGCTAATTTCAATAAGATTTCAGCAGCTAGTGGAGTTCCCCCAGAGGTTGCTATGCAAATGTATAACTCTAATTATTCAGCATCGAGAGCAGCAATTAACGGTTGGGGTTATGTTGTTGACATTGATCGCGAAGATTATTCTTTGCAGTTTTATAAACCATTTTATAAATTATGGTTGGAGTTTGAAATTTTAAGAAACAAAATACAAGCACCGGGATTTATCAAAGCACTTTCCAATAATGATTTTATGGTAATTGACTCTTACGCTCAATGTCGTTTCATTGGTAAAAATATGCCACACATTGACCCGTTAAAAGAAATCAAGGCAATTAGAGCTATGTTAGGTGATAATGACCAAACGGCGCTTATTTCACGTGAACAGGCGACTGAAAACTTAAACTTGGGTGAGTGGAATGCAAATTTTACGAAAAACCAAGAAGAGAGTAAAATCATTCCAAAAGAGGAAAAACCAGAGGAAAATAACAATCTAAATTCATAAATATATGACACAATATAGAGGTCAGTTACTTGTTAATAAAACTTGGAACGCAAAAAGACGGTATAAAATAGGGCAATCGGTTAGTTATTTAAATGTAATTTATACGAACTCAACCGGAAATAATACAACGCCTGGATTAAATGGAGATTGGATTTCGGTTGATTTTCCTTTTGCCAGTCCAACGCAATCAGGGAAAGTAAAAATAACTACAGTTGATGCTGATCCAATTGTTTACACGGCAACGAAAGTAGATGAGTTGATAAATCAATCATTAGGGGCGCAATTAGCTTACTTTTTTTATGAAACGGCATCTGACATAGGAGGTTATTATAAAATGCTTTTAAATCCATCAACTGGAGCAGCACAGGACATTACATCGGGTGCTTTGGCAGTTGGAACACATACAATTGCTAATTTTATTACCGAGCCTGGTAATCCAAATAAAACGTATATTCCAAAAGGATATTTTAGAAGTAGTGTACACGCAAAAAGAACAAATGTAGGAACGGCAACCGTATTCTTTGAGATTTACAAACGAAATTTAGCGGGAACGGAAACTCTTTTAGCAACGTCAACAATGTCAGGTGAATTAACAACGGCGATTGCAGAATATAATTTAGATTATTATTTGCCAACTCAAGTTCCTTTATTATCAACTGATAGACTAGTTTATAGATTTAAAACGGTTGTAACTTCAAATACTCCAATAATAGGAATTCACATCGAAGATAATTATTTGGCAGGTGTGGAAATACCAAGTTACATTGTTTCAGTAATTGGGGTAAACGCATATAAAGGAACATTTATTTATACATCAGGATTACAGGAATTTACAGTTCCCGCAAATACTAAATTAAATTCAGTATTTTTGAACCGTGGTTTATTAGATGATTTAGTAGATTGGAGTTTATCAGGAACAACCCTAACTATACTGACTTTATTAGCTGCAAATGATGAAATAAAAGCAATAGGAATTAATTAAAAACAAAAACAAAATGAAAAAACAAATTTTAAAATTATTATTATTTTTTACGGTATTGGGATATTCTCAAACAAACCCAACTCCCTTTTCAAAAATTAAAGTAACGGCCGCAACAAAGAAAAATAATGCAACTAGAGAAGTTGTTCAAGATTCTTTAACCAAAGAATTTCATTGGAAAGTAGCATATCCAAAAGAAGTATTATCAAACAAACAAAACTCATTAGCGGCTGATGGAACAGCAACAAAATACCCAACGGTTGACGCGGTTAATGCTGCAATTGGATATGTGACTTTTGAAATGTTTGGAGCGGTTGGTGATGGTGTTACAGATGATACCGTAGCAATTCAAAATACTGTTAATTTTGCGGGAACAAATAAAATTGAAATTCATTGTTATGGCAATAAAAATTATGTTATAAATAGTGTTAATTGCAATTATGGAATTGTAATAAAAGGAAATTCTACAATTAGGAATAAATTTACAAGTACAGGATTTACAATATCACCACCTTTAGGAACTGACATACCTGTATTATCTATTGGGACCGGTACGTTTCCAAGTGGTACAGGTAAAACAGTATCATTTATATCTGTTGCAGACGGAAGCTTATTTAAACAAGGGGACATATTGTTTATAAATTCAAATGATACTTACATTTGGGATGCCACAATGAGAAAGGCAGAATTAGTTGTAATTACAGGTATAATAGGAAACGACTTGTACTTAACTAAATTATTAGTTAATAGTTTTACAACTAATGTATCAGTAAGGAAATTGTCTAACGAAAAAGTAGTTATTGACGGCTTAAATTTTACTTATGACGGTGATTATTTATCAGAAACATCAGCAAATATATATAGGCAGGCTTCTTTAATAATAAAAGGAGCTATAAATCCAGTAGTTAATGCTATTTTTTACAACGATATTACTTCTGGATTATATTTTTACAGTTGCTTTAATCCGGTTGCAGATGTTACGATTAAAAATTTAAGAAATAATTTAGCTAAATCTTATTATGGGTATGGTGCGGCTTGCTATGGTGCGTCAAGAGGGGGATTAATAAAAGTAAATGCAAACGGATGTAGACACGCTTATACAAATGGTTCCGATTCATCTGCAAGTAAAAATATTAAAGATGGGAATACTATTGACGTAACCGTTACAGGTGTTGCAACAAACACAACTTCTGCAAGTTGGGATCTACATCCAGGTTCAATATCTACCATATTTCAAAATTGTACTGTATTAGGTAATGCCACTAACTTAGACAGGCCAGACATTAACGAGGCTTTTGCTTTTCAAGATAGGGGGTTTAAAACTTTAATAATTAATCCAATAATATTAGGAGGTTCTTTAGGTTTTGCATTTGTAAATGTTTTGACAAATTATGGAGAAGCAAACTTTTCTAGAGTTAGTGGGGGATATTCTGATAATAATTCAGAATCTTTAACCGGTACAGGAATATATATACCGTCACAAGTATCTCCTTACGCCTTTAATATATACATAGATAGTCATAATTTCACTGGTTACGGATTTGCTTTAAATACTCAGCTTAGCACTGATAACATTTTAGAATACAATAATTCTACTATCGACTTTAAAAATATAGCCGGAGTTACGCCCCCTGCAAACACTTTGGGGCTTAGCTTTAAAAATATAATTTTTAAAAACGCCATACTTATGGACTTCGCATCTAATAATTTAGTAAAATTAATTGGGTGTTCAAGAATAAACAGTTTGGCAAATGTGATTCCTATAAGAATTTCAACGGGGTCTAATGTAACCATTGATAATTACACAACAATAGCAATTAGTTATAATTCTAACCACGTAATAAGAGCCGTAGATGGACTATCTACTCTATATCTTGGTTACGTTTCGTCTACTAATTTTTCAGGCGCCTCAATTCTAGGAACTGATGGAACGGGTTCTTTCACTTTAAATAACATATCAAAAACACTACCTAACAATACATTTTTACAAGGAACGGTTACTACAAACACACTATTAAAATCAACTGGAACTAATGCAGTAGGTAATAGCAATATATCAGATAATGGAACTATAGTTACTGTTAGTAGTGATGTTACGTCTAATGGAATTAGGATAGGAAAAGGAAGTTCCACATCGGATAGTAACACTTTACTAGGAGCATCATCTATGTTAAATGTTTCATCAGGTACTGAAAATACTAGCGTAGGTAAATTTGGGTTAGAAGATGCTACTTCTGCTAGTTGGAATACAAACGTAGGAAATGGAGGGTTACGAAAAAACACAGGTAACGCCAATACTAGCATAGGATATAATGGGTTAGGGTCTTTAATTACTGGTAATAATAATGTATCTATCGGATTTGAATCTGGAAGATATATTGCAGATGGAGTGACTCTATTGACAAATTCGGCTAGTTCTGTTTTTATAGGGCATGCAGCTAAAGCAAATGGAATATCACAATCAAATCAAATAGTTATAGGTCAAGGAGCCATAGGTGCTGGTTCTAATACTGCAACTTTTGGAAATACAGGAATAACATCTACAATATTAAGAGGTACTGTTGATACTCCTATATTAAAAATATCAACTGTTCCAACAACAAGCGCAGGTACATACGATATGTTAACAAGAAATACGAGTACAGGTGTTGTTGAGAAAAAACTAAATTCTGATTTTTTACATACAACAGGCGACGAAACAAAAACAGGCAATCTGACAATGACAAACCCTATAGGAGGGGGTTCTAAATTATTGCTAAATAATAACAACACAACCACAGATGCGTCATTGACAATAACGTCAAATACGTCTACGTCAGTTGGGAGTCAAACCATAAACACATCAAGCGGAATAGGGGTATTGACTAGCAATAATTCAAGCGGTATCGGTAATAAATACGAAAACATATCAACTGGAAAAAATTTAGTTCTAAATAATTCAACTGCCGCAACTGGTGTGCCTTTTACGATACAGAAAAATAGTGTTGATAAATTAACCATGACAGATGACGGAGGAATTCAAGTAGGAGCACCAATCAGATTAAAAAACTATACGGTAGCAACATTACCAGCAGGAGTTCAAGGAGATTCTGCTTACGTAACCGATGCTTTGGCCCCATCATATTTGGTAACAATAGTAGGAGGGGGCACAGTGGTAACTCCTGTTTTTTATAACGGATCGGTTTGGATAGCACATTAATAATAAACTTTAAACTAAATAAATATGAAATTACAAGATTTAACAATTAAAACAGTTTTAGCAACTTTCGTAGTTGTGTTTGGAATGTGTGCAATGGTATTTGTGCACATTGAAGATATGGTACTTGGTGCCTTAATTGGATTCGTTGGGGCGATTTTACAATACTTTTTCGGTTCAAGTACCGGAAGTGTCGCAAAAGACAAATTATTGCAGGATATGAACACACAATCAATAGCAGGTGGTCAAGTTCCTACAACAAAAGATGAAAAGTAAACATTGGATATTATTAATTTTAATTCCTTTGTCAGAGATAAAGGCACTCTTTTATAATTCAGATTTAAGAGTGTCTTGGTATCTGTTTTCAGACAATAAGCGGTTTATGTGTAATGTTTTGGAAGACTATTCAAACATCGTAATTTTTGGAATTATTTTTTATTATATCGCATTTGTAAAAATAGATTTAAAGATTAGGAATATTTGTCTATTTTTGTTTATCATTAATGCATTAGATTTGATTCATTTAGGATTAATGGACATGCAATATTTCATTTTTTTAAAATTAGTTTTAGCCCTTATAATTTTTAACCTATGCAGCAAATTAAAGACTTTTTAAACTTTTTGGATATATGTGTTGGTACTCTTTGGAGTATGATAATGATGGACATTTTACCATTATTATTTTCGGGACAAATAACGATAACAGCACTTTCCAACATTTCTACTTTTGTAAACTTATTAGTTGCGGTTGCGGGGTTGGTTTATTTAGTGGTTAGAACGATTCATTTTGTTAGAATGAGTAAATTACACATCGAAAGTAAAAAGCAGGATATAATAGCCAAAAAACAGGCTAATTTTTACAATAAGTGGGATAAAGAATTTATGGATCCTTTTAAAGAAAAATAATATGACATTACCAGAAAAATACAAATCATTATTTCAGAAATACGGGCTTAATTCTAAGTTGCGTATTTCTCATTTTATGGCTCAGATTGAACACGAAAGCGGATTAAAACCAATTAGCGAAAATTTGAATTACAGTGCCAAAAGAATGTTAGAAATATTTAAAAGTGATTTTGATACTAACAGGGATAAATGGCTAAGCCCAAAGGAAAAAGAAAAAGTGTTATCGTTATTGGGACACCCTGATAGAATTGCAAATTTTGTTTATGCAAATCAAAACGGTAATGGCAACGAGCAAAGCGGCGAAGGTTGGAAATATCGAGGTCGTGGATTTATTCAAATTACAGGCAAAGAAAACTATTTTAGATTGTCAAATGATACCGACATTGATTTCCTTAAAAATCCTGATTTGTTATTAGAAGAAGCAAACGCAATGATTGGTGCTTTGTGGTTTTGGAATTTAAAAGGATTAAATAAATTAGCCGATAAAGATGATATTGTTTCAATCACAAAAAAAGTAAATGGAGGCTTAAACGGAATTGAGCACCGAAAAGAATTATTAATTAAATACAAAAATCAATTATGAAAAATTACATAAAATCAAACTGGATATTATTAGTTATTATTTTGGTCATGGTTTCGATGCTTTATTCAAAGTGCGAAAATGAAAAGATACTTTCAAGTAATTTAGAAACGCTAAACGTAAAAGTAAATACGTACAAGTTGAAAGATGGGAAAGTGGTCACGACTTCAAAAACTACAACTTATGACAAAGTGCCAGAAAAAACAGAATTAACAAAGCAATTCCAGAAAGTAAAAACGATTATTAAGATTGTGGAAACTGTTAGAATTGATACGGTAAATGTAGTTTATCATGATTCTATACCTTGCAACTTTGAACGCAAAGGAACTGTTTTAAACAAAGATTATTCTTTAGATTATAAAAGCACTCAAAAAGGACTTTCAATATCTAATTTAAGCGTAAATGACAGTTTAGAAATTGTTTCAGGAACTAAAAGAAAATGGTTTTTAGGAAAAGAGACTCAAACTATAGATATTACCCATACGAATAAACACATAGAGACAAATAATATTCAACATTTTGAGATAAAAACAAAAAAGAAGTTTTACGAAACGGCTTTGTTTCAAATAGGTATCGGAATTATTGGAGGAGTATTAATTTCAAAATAAAAAGTATGGCAACGATAATAATAACAGATAGAATTTATAATTTCAAAGATCACACAAAAGGAGATACTTTTAATTCAAGAAATTTCACTTTTCCTTTCGTTATAACAGGATGTGAAATTTTAATGCAATTTAGATTAAAAAGTATAAGTGCTAATTTAAATCCAGTTGCTTTTGAATGGAAAAGTAACGATGATACTTTTGAAATTATAAATTCGACTCAAGCAATAATGAAATTTAGAATACTTGATGTCCCTATTGGAAAATATGAATATGATTTACAAATAAAATTTACCGATGGAATTGTTTACACATATTTCAAAGGTGATCTAATAATAACAAAAGAAATATCTATACCATCATGACTATAATTATTGAAGAAACGGTAAATAATGTAGTTTTAAACATAGAGGAAATTGTTTCTACTTATGTTATTGAAATTAACGAAATGCAAGTTCCTGGATCCGATGGAAAAAGCGCGTATGAAAGCGCGGTTGATGGTGGATTTTTAGGTACGGAATTAGAATTTAACGAATATTTATCCGGATTATCTGGAATAAATACAGGCGACGAAACCGCGCAAACTATCATTAATAAAATTGGTGACGGCTCAAAAATAAATCAAAATTATCTACCTAGCTACGTTGATGATATTTTGGAATACGATACAGTTGCTTTATTTCCTTTGGTTGGTGAGCTTGGAAAAATATACATCGTTACAACCGGGGTAGATGCCAATAAACAATATCGTTGGACCGGTTCAATTTATTCGCAAATTACAAACGGGTTTATTGCTTCGACAAATGATGTACCAGATAGCACGAATAAAAGGTATCAAACAGATAATCAAAAATTGTTTAATGATGCGACTAGCTCAATTCAAACACAATTAAATACTAAGGCTAATAATTCAGATGTTGTTAAAAATATAATTGTAGATACCATAACTGGTGCACCAATAACAGGAACAACGGCTGAAACTGTTTTATTTTCTGCTTTAATTCCTGCTAATTCATTTAAAAACGGTGGTTTTTTTAATGTAAAAATAGCAAGAGCTGGTAAAATTGGAACGGCTGGAACTTTAAGAACAAAGTTAAGAATAGGCACTATAAATGATTTTTCTTTGTCTACACAATTATCAGACAATTTAGCATCAACTGCAAATATAAACCTAACACAAGAAAGGTCATTTTCAATTGAGTCTAATAATTTAAAAGGACTTGGATCTAACGTGAGTTTACCTAGTGATATAAACAATAGCACAACGGCAATAACTTCTTATTCTTTTAACCCTACAATTGACAATTATATATTTTTGACTGGGCAACTTTCAAATTTAGCTGATTCAATGTTTTTTTCCTCAATTTTAATTACTAATTAATTTTGATCACGTCATATATTAAAAATAAAAACATTAAAATGAAAATAAATACTTAATATTGTATTAGGTTTTTAACAATTTTTTTTCATTGGTTAGGTTTTTTTGGTTAGTTGTAGAAGAGCGTTTCATTCATTTGGAACGCTTTTTTTATTAAATTTAATTTTTAATTGAAAATAATTATATATTTGTAAGGAATATTAAAAATAATTTTTATGAATTTCGCACTTGCAAAAGAGATTTACGGTTTAACTCCATGGTGTGTAGATGCTATTTCGTTTCATTCTTTATCGGCTGTATTGAAAAATTTTCAAAATGGAGTTTCTTTGGAGGTTCCAGAAATTAAATACAACACACCTTTTTTGATGCAAATTAAAAACGAAACAAGGATTATTCAAAGAGATTGGCAACTCGATAATAATGATAAATTCGAAGGTATTGGAATTATAAACTTGAATGGTCCAATAACAAAAGGCGGGGGAATGTCTTCCATGGGAATGATTGAAAATGCCAACGCAATGCGAACAATGGCAAAGGACCAAAGGATAAAAGGATTTATTATTAATACTGATTCTGGAGGTGGTGCGAGTGGAGCCGTTCAAATAATGGTAGATGCTATAAACGAGGTTAAGCAAACAAAGCCAGTTTACGCGTTAGTTACCAAGGGAGGTATGGCAGGTTCGGCGGCTTACGGGATTATTTCAGCAGCTACAAAAATTTATTCAGAGGATAAAATGAATATAGTTGGGTCAGTTGGTACAATGATTCAATTTGAAGGTAAAGTTGCAAATTCAAAAGATAAAGACGGTACAAAAAACATCAGGTTATATGCCACTAAATCCACTGCAAAAAATAAAGCTTTTGAAGAAGCTATAAATAATGACAATTACGAAATTATCATAAGCGAACTTTTGGACCCGATAAATGATAATTTCATACTTTAGGCTTGCGGATCAATACATAACATAGGGCCAACCGCACAACGGTTAACACCCTCTATACAAAAAAGATAGTTTGTTCTGTTTTTTAACGCTCCTATTTCAAAGTTTCCTGTGTCTGGTAAATTAGCCACACCATGCTCTATCGGTCGTCCATATTCTCCATAGTAAATATTTATATGGGTAGCGTTAACTATGCGAGGCCATAGTAAAGATAACTTATGATCGTTGATTACTCCCCGATCAGCGACTATATGGTTCGGTTTATCAGGGATGGTAACATCACACGTAGGAGCCGATTTTGAGCCGTCGGGTTTTGGTTCTGTTATATGTACCCTATTTTCTGTTAGATTGCTGTTAGTTGGCGTTACCGTGGGTGTAGCTGAGGGTGTAGATATCGGATCAGATTTTATAATAACAGTTGGTGTAAGTATTATAGTCGGCGCTGTACAATTGAGATCACAAGATATTTGCTCATCACATCGACGCCCGGCCTGAGTCGTATTTATAAAATACGTCATGCTGCCGATTATTCCGATAAATATAAGTGCTGATAGGATTAGTTGTTTCATACTTACATTATACTAGGTGCGTTAAACTTCATTTGTTCTTTTTTGAGATCGTGTGATCGTTTAAGCTCCTCGGCTAATGTTGATATGATAAAGTCGTCTTTATTTGTTGGTTCAAATTTAGGCTTTGCCGAGCCTTGAGCCACTGGTGCCTGTTCTGCTGGCATCTGCATAGGCATTTGACTTGGTGCTGGCTGTCCTTGCATTGGTGCACCTTGTGATAACTGTGGGGCTTGTGGTTGCTGTCCTCCACCCATCCCACGACGTGCTAGGGCTTCTTGTACTTCCGGTGATAAACTTTGTGGATTCATAAAAATATTAAATTATAATACTGGTGGGCTTGCTCCAAGGCCCTGACTTGTTTCCATATAAGCATCTTCCATTAAAGATCCGCCACCTGAATTGGCTACATCTTCAAGGTCTTTTCTGAATGCATCAATCTTAAATATTATATCTGCATTGGTATCGCCTATCCGTGGCAGGTTGGCTCTCATATATCGTCTTACTTCTGACTCTGGTACAGCTGCACCAGATCTGGCACGGAGTAGCCCTTCAACTGCGCGAAAGGCCGCAGAATCATAATCACGCGCACCAAGTTGACCTGGGATAGCTTGTTTTAGTACCTTTGAAGAGTCTTTCTTCAAGATTTCTTCAACCTGTGCCAATGCTCTCCAGCCTGAATTTGCAAGCTGGACTCTATTTTCAGTTACGGCAGCCATCTTTTTAGGAGGTTCTACT